ACTTCCTGGGGCATTCTTCTTGTACTGAACTTGACTGTAACATCACGCTGTGTCGTTGAGTCTTTCCCTTGACTCTGTTTCCCTCTCTGGAGTGAAGAAGCATAAACACAGATTGCATGTTCAAGATCTTCTGGTGCTGCATCCCAGCCCGCATTCAGTACTACCTTGTTCGCTCTTATGCCTGATTCGATAGTCTTTGAAGAGGTCGTTTTCAAATACAAACGACCGAGCACATTATCAAGATCGTATTCAGAAGAACCGATCTCTGTATCACTTCCATATAGCCTTTCCACATCGCTGTGCCATGAAGTGATGGAGTTGATAGGGCGAATCGGCAATGGAAGCATATACGGAATATCAGTGAAGGGAGAATCAATGTATAGCGTATAGCTTCTTGACGATAATTGAGGAGCTATGAAACCGTCATCAAAATATTTCGGAAAGCCGATATATTCTGCGATAGCCGATTCCACCCTATCAAGAAGATTTTGAAGCTCGGTATCACTCCCACTCCCCTGTACTTCAGGCAAGTATTCTTTGAAAGTGGCGAGTGATACAAGCGACATATCTAGTAGGACCGATCAGCTTGAACTTCAATAACTAGATTCAAGTCAACGACATTCGCCAGTGTTCCACCTGTGACAGTTGTCACTTTATAGGCTTCACCAGCTGCGAGAACTGAATCAGGTGCATTGCTAATCGGAAGATCTTCCACTTGACCAGCGACAAGAGAAACATAACCTTCAGCACCACTGTCGGTGGTGATAGAAGTTAATTCTGTGCTTCCATCAGCTGCGAGAAGAGTCACAGTCAAGTGATTCGTTCCATCCGCTGTGAGAGCCTGACCAGAAACGAACTTAACACTGACAAGGCGAACTGGATAAGCCACAGGGATGAAAAAAGTATAATCATCGGTGGTGGTCTGGTGTACGGGTAATTGTAATAACATTGAATACTCCTATGAATTAGCGTTATAGCCGTAAAAGACATTCTTGACTGAAGAAGTATCATCTGGTGTACCCATGACGGCTCGGTATGTCGCCACCAAACGAATCGCACCAGCTGAAATATCTTTGTCTTGTTCAACAACGATTCCACGACGCTCGTATAGATACCATGAAGCAGCATTGAAGATGACATATCCAGTTTGAGAGCCTGAACCATTGTATAGACCAGATGCCGCCATATCAGCTGAAAGGAAGCGGGACATAACGACTGGCATGCCGAAGATGCTTCCGATCTGACCAGCGACGACTGAAGCATTTGGACCGAACTTGTCAATGGTTACCACTTCATCAAGTGACATGAGATGCTTCAGCATGAATTCAGGGCTAACGACCATAACAAGGTTGCTAGAACCGAGTTCACCGAGCTTCGCCATACCGCCAAGAATATCTTCAATAACAGCACCACCAGCTGCAGCGATAGCAGCTGAAGAAGTTTGATCAAAAGCTGCGGCACGCATGCCCAGGAAGGTGCGTCGGTGATCAGCACTTCCACCTAGACCGCTCGCTCCCCATCGGTTGCGGATATTCCATGAACTGATGGTATCTTGATGGGTCGCAGCGGTATCACCGTTCAGCATACAGTCTTCAAAAGCATCTTCAAGATCTTGTGCGATCTGTTGAGAGAAAATCGGAAGAACAGCGAGTGCAGAATCTTCAACGGCTGCATCATCAAGAATATAACTTGAAGCGAGTCCCTTGATTGCGATGGTGGCTTGACCAGTTGAGGGAGTGCTGGTGGTGTACTGTGAAAGGGGAGAATCAACGGTGATCTCGCCTTTAATATATGGACGACCACCACGATTCAAGCGTGGCAAAAGAACGGTGTTTCGGTCCACTTGAACACGAGTCAAGAGTGAACGAAGACGCTTAGGAAGTTGAAAGGTCTGATACAGTTCTGAAAGAAACTGGTCTGGAATAAATTCAGCACCAGTGCCCGCTTGATCATTAAAAGCTTTTTGAATGCTAGGAAGAATGCTCTTCGGTGCCTTCATCAAGTGACGATATAACTTTGCATCCATCTTTGGTGTATAGGGATCGCTTAAAAGCATGCGACAGATGTGTCGGTCTTGTGCGATTGTCTTCAGCTCGGCATGCCAGTCTGAAGAAATATATTCTGAATCAAGAAGACCAGCCTCTTCCACTGAAACACGCTGGCCTCGGTTATTGGAAACATGCTTCACTTCAGTAGTCCACTGAATAGAACCGTCTTCTCGTACAAAAGAACGAAGCTCTGATTCTCCAGTGTAGTTGACAGCTGGTGCCTGAATAGATTCATCAATCAAGCGCTGTGCTTTCTTGAGATCTTCAAGCTGGTTTTCAACATTGTGCAAGCGATCGCCAGCACTTTTTTGATTGCGAACTAGACCGTCAATAATCTCTTTCGCTCGTGTGATATCACTCATATGAATTCTCCTTTATAGATAAGAGTGCTTTGATAAGAGCCGACCGCTCTAATTCTTTCATTTCGTCTTCTTCATCTTTATGCATCCCCATTTCTTCTTCATCTTCAGTGATTTCTTCTTCCATTTCCATCATGGGCTTTGCGAAGACAATAGTGAAAGAATCTTCATCTTCTCTCACTTCTAGAATATGCTTTGAAATAGCGGGCACTGGATAAGCTGCGATTGAAGACTGGATTTCTTCTTTGATCAAGTTCTTCAGAGTGGAGTCAATCCCTTTCGCTGCGATAGCCGTTGCATCACTGTTCGCTGGGATCGTTACAATACTGACTTCTAGCAGCTCGGCCGAATCAAAATAAGAACCGCCTTCTTGAGAATAAGCTGCATGCTCTTTCGGAAGATTAGCTCTTGAAACAGCCTTCAAGGGAGTGAAGCCAACACTGACAGCGTTCAAGAATCCACGCTGAACTTTTCCAGCGATTTCAGCTGCTCGTTCATCTTCCATATCAAATTCCACATCTATTATCAGACCTTCTGGTGCCATGCGAACTTGACCCTTTCCGATCGGTAAAGAATTGTGTTCATGATTCAGAAGAATCACAGGATTCCGTTCATAAGACTCCAGCTGCCACCCTGATTGATTGATGACATCCCCATATCGGTCTGGTCTATCAGTTGAAGCAATGAAAGACAAAAGCTGCTTCTCCTGGGCACTTGAATCATTATTTTCTAATCGCTTAGATATAAGCTGCTTGAATATCATATAGAATCCCCTTCAATCAGTATATAAAGGAAAAATATAATGATTTCTATTATTTTTTTCACAGAATAGCGTTGATGGATGCTTCGTTTGTGTATTGATCGCACTTTTATTCGCATTTTTATTTGCAATTACCTTTATTTCTAAGTATATACATACTTAGAAGAATGATCTTCTGAAACAAAACAAGGCAATAAAATGAATAAGCAAGAACTCCACAATCTAGTTGAAACAGGATTCAAATATAACTGTACCGTAGCCCGAAAAGCTATCAAAGAAGTGAAATCAGCAAGAGTAGAAGAATACAAGAACGAATGGCAATATATCGACGATTGTTTCAGTTATCTAGATTTCAAGATTGAACAGTTAAGCTCTTTCTCTTTTGAGAATGCGAATCCTGAAAAGAAAGAGAAAATGATCAAGAAATATCAGACTCTTCTGAATCAACTTGAAGAAATGAAGATTTCTTTCAAAGTACAAATGAATAATTTTCACAAGTAATCATATAAATCTATAAAACAATCAAAAGACCAGTCAATCTTGACTGGTCTTTCTTCGTTTAGTCAATAATCGGAATCACAGTACAGCGACAATTATAGTTTTCCGATGGGTCATCAAAAGAAGCGGGGGCGATCCCTCTTTCTCCAGTAGGAAGAACAAATTCTTCATTTACTCCGACGACTGTACCGTCTAGATACGCATGGGTATCACGAGTGGAAGAATCTCTTGCTGAAAGCCACTGTCTTCGGACTTGAACTCCGAGCTGTGACGCTTCAAGATAAGCCTGATGAGATCCGAGATTCGTTGACCGAGTTGATTCAGTCTGTGCAATCGTTCGTGCAGCTGAAGGTGAAAAGCGATACGCTTCTTGAACTGAAGCAGCGATTGAAGAAACAGATTCACCGTTCAGAAGACCGTCTTCCACTAATTTCGTGACTGCGTTTGAACTGGTTCGGATTATCTGGCGACTCATGATTTCAATAACTTGATTCAGTCCCTCTGAAGAGATCGTAATATCTTCAGCTGTCGCCAGACCAGCCTGTTTCAGAATCAAGCGAAGTTCTGATTCTCCACTCTTGTTATACCACTTCTTCCATATGTTTCCGATAACCATTGAACAGATTCGGACTTCTTCATCTTCAGCAAGAAGTGAAGCATAATCAATAACCCCTTTCGTTAAGCTCGGTGTTACATTGTCTTCTATTCTCTTAGAATAGCGTTTCGCTGCACCATCCAGATATGAAACAGAAGCTCGGTTCAGTTCTTTGAAGGCTGGTTCATTATATTGGCGAATATACAATTTCCAGATATCAGCTCGGGCTTTCTCTTTTGTCTGTTTCTCTTTCACTGAATCAATAATGCTCTTCATTTCAGCTTCGCCTAGAGTGCCGACGACTAACCATTTGATCTGTGCAATGATACCACCGATTGAAGATATATTCGGTGAAGGAGGGTCTGATTCTGCGAACTGGCCTCCATCTTCAAAGTGGCGAGCAGCCCATGCTTCCCTCTTT